CGTCCCGAGTACGACAGCAAAGTCTGCTCCGTTGTTAGAGGAAAGCAAACCAGGTACATTTTCGAGGATTGCGTACTCTGTTTGCGTTTCTTCCACAATTCTTGCAATCTCCCAAAATAACCCGCTTCGTGCGCCAGATAAACCAGCTCGCTTGCCAGCGACTGAGAGATCCTGACAGGGAAATCCTCCTGTAATAATTCCTGTGCTTGGTGTAAATCCTGCTCCAATTAAATCACTCCCCTTTACTGTAGTTACATCATCAAATAGTTTGCTATTAGGAAACCGGTGTGCCAATACTTCTTGACACTTCTTATCTATCTCAACTGCAGCTACAACCTTTACGCCGTTGCGCTCCATTGCTAGGTCAAAACCACCCACTCCAGCAAAGAGTGATACTCCTGTTAGATTACTCATTAGTACCAGTGGTGTCTTGTGTGCCAGCTAAGAGCGCGGCACGCGCTCCCTCGATAGCGATGACTAAGGTATCTAAAGCCGTGTAAGACTTGGATTCCAGGGTCGCTACTGCGCTCTCCAAGGAGTTGAGCAATTCCGTAAGCCGTACTTCGTTCTCTCCCTCTATTGTCCTTTGGCTTGGCAAGGTGGTCAAACCTGCTCTCACGGGTCCATAAGGTGACAAGGCACGCCGTCTCCCGTCTCGAATATCCGAGAGCACGACTATATTCTCTTGCGATTCGTTTGTTCTCACGCTTCTCCTCCATAGTTGCTTTGGTTCTCGCCACTATTACCGGATTTTGTTTGGGCATTAGCGGTGGTAGTGGGTCGAAGACCCACGTCATTAGTAGTGCCGTCAATATCAATCCACTTGCGACCTTGAATTTCGTCATTCGCCTTCTCCTGTTCCAACAATTCCTTGTAAGTATCGGGGTAGGCTTGTGCCAACCTGGTGAGAGCGCGATCTCTTGCTCTCCTATAGTTTCTATAGCTGACTGCTTGACTTGCTGCAGCCTTCATTCTCTTTTCTGTCATCGGCTAGCCTCTCTGACTATCGTTGTTATATCTAAAGGTTGGCCTACTAATTGGGCATCCTCCTCGTCACTCTCCCACCCCGACACAAGAATACGTGTCGCAGTAGGTGAGTTGGCTATCCATTTAAGGGCTTCTTCGGGGCGCTCCCCGCCCCATTCTGCCACCCCTTCCGAGTCTACTACTTCATAGAGCAGGATTAGATCAGACTTAGGTGGATGAAAGGCTATAACGTTACTCATCTTCTCCCTCTTCTACGTTAAATATGCGCCCTAGCGCACGATTAGCCCTGTTGAGCGTAGCGATAGCCTCGTTCAGCTCTTGATTCATTAGGTCTTCCATAGTCTCTCCCTTGCTCATATTCTGCACCCACAATCTTCTACTAGGTGATCACCACAGAGCATTACTTGAGCCGGTAGGCAAGGCACGCACCAAGCAAACTCGTTGCGGCCTTGTGATAGTTGCCCCTCTTGATTAGCCCACACGATATCGTCATCTTCAAAATCATCTTTACATTTCTCGCAAGTGTAATTCATTTACTCTCTCCCTCTCCCTCTCTCTTTAATAATTCGATTAACCTACCTATTACTATTTCAGCGTTACCGTAAAAATCTCTATGCTCTTTCATTTTACTTTCGCCCTCTCTCACTCTTTTAGAGTATTTATAAAATTTATCTTCAGCTTCTTTACGCTCTTGCTCTAATAAACTTATTACGTTACTCATTACTCTCTCCCTCTCCATATCCTTTATCTAAACAAGGTGGGCAGATATTGCCCCCCTCCTCTTCTTGCTGATCGAAATACTCCAAGCACTCCGCACATTTGATTTCGTTTAGCTCGTGGTTACTAAATGGGTCGCCGTCGTAGTTCATCAGTAGCCGCACTCTTCTCTAGCTTCGATTACTGTTCGGGCGTACTCCCAAACCTTAGAACCTTCGAACACTTCACGGGTTGCCCCGTCGAACCAATCCTGGAAGTGATACGTCACAGATATCACCTCTGCGCCGTCGTGGCTTACTGTTAAAAAGTCAGACGGACCGCCCCAAGATAGTTCTATCTTTGTTTCTTTCCGTGTTGTTACAGCTAGAGGGAAGTTATTCCACTCCTCAAAACCTTCTTCGCTGTCTCCCTCTCCGTAATATCCTTTCAGGATATCGGTGACGGATTCCTCAAGATTTGCAAGGTATCCGGTAATTCTTTCTTCACAGGTCTGTTCTTTTGTAGTCATTTCTTCGCCCTCTTTCTCTTGTTGTTGTCTTCTGCCCTACTTGCTAGGAACAGATTACCACACTCTACCGGTTAAGCAGAGTGTGATAATTCGCCACTAGTATTTGATTCCTCTCGCCTTACAGTAAATCCAATAACCTCCCTCCACTATCGCCCATAAAGCTGAAATGCCACAAGCCCACAGACCCACAGCCAACAGCGCAGAGCATAGGTACATAAGATCTTCGTGGTTCATCTCATTCCCCACATCTGCCGGATATCTTGCGCGGTTGGCATTGGCTTGCGCTCTTCCTCTTTTGCGTGGCAGACCAAGCAGAGATTATTGGGAAAAGTCTCGTAAAGTCTATGAATAGTGATTCCGCAATTCTGACAGTCTAGAAAATCGCTCATTCGCTGTCCTCCGATATTGTAATTTCTGCTGTTGTATAGGTTGCTTCTTCATTTGGCTCTATGATTTGGGTGACTGTGTCTGTCATCAATTCATCTAGTTCATCTTCTGTAAGTTCTCTATTTGTGGTAAAGGTAATGGTGAATTTGTACTCTTTAATCATCTTCCTATTCTCCCTTGATGTAGTTTTGGATTGATTGTGCGATTGTTTTGGCACTCTGTGGCTCATCGAATTGCTCAATGTCGTCTTCATAATCGTCTGTGTTGTAAAGGCTTGCCCCATAAGGATTGGCGTAGATGTATTTACCCCCATCTAATTCAACATAAGCGCACATCGTGAAACCGCCTGTCTGTTCGCTTGTTGCCTTAATTCCTAGTAAAGATAAAGCCTCAACAATGTCTTCAATTCCTTGTTGCTTGCTTGCTGTTGCACATCTTTCTTCATAATTGAAATTGTTCATCGGTAACGCCTTTCTGTAGTTGATGGCATAAGTATGCCCGACTCTGCCCCATAGTGCAAGACTATTTAGAAAGATTCTTTTGGCTGTGTCTTGCCTAAGTTACTGATCTTTTTTCTTGGTAACTTGGGAGAAGTCTGAGAGTTTCCCGAGCTGAAACAGTAGGGCAATCGGTGGCAGATTTGAAGGCGATTGGTTGGACAGATTGCAGAATCAGAGAAGGCGATTGGTAGGGGTGTCTCCCCCATAGTCTGCCGGAGGGTTGCCGGTTATGTAGTAGCCCCTCCTATTCCGTATGAATACAGCCCAAACTTATCCACATTGTTATCCACAGGCTGTGGACAGTGCTGTGGATGGCTGACAACGAGGTCGGGCGCGCCAAAAACACCAACCGGTCATATTAAAAAAACAGGCGCGTGGGACACATACTCCCCACAAAAATATATTTGCTAAAGTGAAAGTGGATCTGACCTGCGGTTATACTGTATGTGTTACACATCACATTCTAAAAACGCGAACCGCGTTATTTTTCGCGCCTTATATATAGTAGGGGAGTAAAACGGGGAAGTGGTCCGGTTTACGACCCGTACGCTTCGGGTGAAACCCTTCGCGTAGCCCCCTAGGGCGAAGCGCCCAGTACCACTAAATGCGGGATAGGTCTATCTAAAGATAGATCACTAGTATCTCACTATGTGAGAAGATTTGCCCAGTATGAAACCAAAGGTTTCTGACTCAGAAGCTACCGCTTCTAGTATAAAACTCAACTTCCCTAGTATAAATATGAAGGCATTCCGGCGGATGAACAGAAGGTTCATCTAGCAGACGCTACCGCGTCAGCCCATTTTCTATTAGGAGCATTACGTGGCAGAGAACTCAGCAGATATAGCTAAGAGGATTATCCTCGGCTGTGTAGCAGAAGGTATGACCATCGATGCCGCTTGCGGCTCGGCTGGTAAGTCTATGAAGACTTATGAGTACTACCGCCGCACAGATAAGATTTTTGCAGACAAGGTTGATCGAACACGGCTTGGTCTTAAGGACAAGCAGTTTCAAGGTGGAGATGTCCACGATATTGACTTTATAGAATTTAGACAGAAGTTCTTACACAGCCAGACCTTCCCGCACCAGATCAATCTGATAGATGTGATTGAAGGACGTGAGCCTAGTTGGCTCCATCCCAGTATGAAGTTCGAGCCAGGGCTGGCTAGTAATAGAGTCCTGATTAACATACCGCCCAACCACGCCAAGTCCATTACGGTCACCGTAGACTATGTGACGTGGAAGGTAGCTCAGAACCCTAACTATCGAATCCTGATAGTTTCCCAGACGCAGCAACTCGCTGCCGACTTTCTCTACGCCATCAAGCAAAGACTAACGCATCCTATGTATGCAGACCTCCAAAGTGCTTATGCTGCTGGTGTAGGGTTTAATTCCAAGTCTGCATCCTGGCAGGCAACCCGCGTCACCTTTGGTGATGAGCTACGTGAGTCTAGCGAAAAAGACCCGAACATAGAAGCCGTCGGTATTGGCGGTCAGATATATGGCAAGCGTGCCGATATGATTATTGTAGACGATGCGGTCACACTCAAGAACGCTAACGAGTTTGAGAAGCAGATACGCTGGCTAACCCAAGACGTGCGATCTCGTTTGAATCCTACCGGTAAACTGGTAGTAATTGGAACCCGTGTAGCATCTGTAGATTTATATAAGGAACTGCGTAACGAGGACCGATACCCAGGTGGTCAAGTTCCTTGGAAGTATCTGGCTATGCCAGCACTCCTTGAGATAGATGAAGACCCCGATAAGTGGGTTACCTTGTGGCCAGCATCTGATGCCCCATTTGATGGACAAGAAGAGACTGATAAGAACGAAGACGGTCTATATCCTAGATGGTCTGGTCGTAACTTATATAACGAACGCCAAGCGATGGATGCAGGAACCTGGGCGCTAGTCTACCAGCAACAAGATGTATCCGAGAACGCTGCCTTTGACCCAGTATGTGTACGTGGCTCTATGGACGGAATGCGTAAAGCAGGACGGCTTGAGATGGGACATCCAGGTCATCCAAAAGATTTAAGTGGCTTTAGTTTTATCTGCGGTATGGACCCAGCGATTGTAGGAGATACAGCCGCTGTCTGCTACGCCATTGATAGAGCTACCAGTAAGCGTTATATCGTAGACGTAATCAAGATTACTAGACCATCACCGCAACAGATCCGTGACATCATTATTAACTGGACACAGCTATACAGCCCGTCTGAGTGGATTATTGAGAAGAACGCTTTCCAGGCTTTCTTAACTCAAGATGAAGGTATCCGCACGTTCCTTGCAGGACGTGGCGTTATCTTGCGTGAACACCATACCGGTTCTAATAAGTGGGATTCCGGTTTCGGTGTGGCATCTATGGCAACCCTCTTTGGCACTAAGCAGCAAGATGGCAAACACCATCGAGATAACTTAATACATCTACCTAGTGATCAAACAGAGAACATCAAGGCTCTAGTAGAGCAGTTGATTACCTGGACTCCTACGACTAAGGGTAAGACCGATATCGTAATGGCTCTCTGGTTCTGTGAGATTAGAGCAAGAGAGATGCTCAACTACGG